CATTATTACTATTAATGAAGCAAGAGAAAGACTAGGCTACGATTTGATGGATGGACAAGATGACATAAGAGTTCCACAAAATATAGCAGGAAGTGCCGCAGATCCTAGTCAAGGTGGGAGACCCCCAGAAGAAGGCGAAAATAATGAATAAATTATTCAATTTAACCTCTACTTTTAAATCAGAAGCACAAGATGACGGATCAGTAATGGTTCGAGGTATGGCAAGTACAAATGCTTTTGACCGCGCAGGAGACAGTATTACTGCAGATGCGTGGACAAAAGGTGGATTAGGAAACTTTGAAAAGAATCCTATCATTTTATTTAATCACGATTATAACAAGCCGATTGGACGAGCAACAAAAGTTACTCCAACAACGGACGGATTGCACATGGAAGCAAAAATTAGTAAACATGCTGAATGTGCAGAATTAATCAAAGACGGTGTCCTTGGAGCGTTTTCTGTCGGTTTCAAGGTCAAGGACGCTGACTATATGAAAGAAACCGACGGATTAATGATAAAGGACGCTGAGTTGTTTGAAGTATCAGTTGTATCGGTACCTTGCAATCAAGCAGCTACTTTTTCTCTAGCGAAGTCATTTGATTCTGAAACGGAATACGAAGACTTCAAGAAAACTTTTAAAAGCGAGGAGCAATCCTCTTCAAAGGAGATAGATATGTCGGAAGAAACAAAAACTCCCGAAGTCGACTTGGAAGCTTTTGCTAAAAAAGTAGCAGAGGAAACTGCTGCTAAAATTGCAATGAAAGCGGCCGAGCAAAAAGCTGCAGAAGAAGCAGAAGTAGCGAAAGCTGCTGAAGCAGAAACTGCGAAGGCTTTAGAAGCCGAAAAAATTCAGGCTAGTGTTAAGTCTGGAATCGAGTCTGGTACTGAAAAACTATTATCAGATGTTCAAAAAGATTTTGAAGCTCAAAAAGAGCTAGATATCAAAGCAATCACTGACAAGTATGAGAAAGACTTGAAAGAGAAAGCTTCTGAAATCGAAGCTATGAGAAATAGCAAGAAATCTTTTGACAACAGAAGCGGTCGAATTGAAGACCATGGTAAAGAACTTCTTCACGCGAAGATTCTTGGTACTGTAACTAAGAAAGGTTGGGACACAGACTTTGCTAGACAACTTCAGCAAAAGACTGTTGATTTTGCCTCACTAGCAGGTGGAACAGTCGGTCTTGATGTGACTATGACTAGTGCATTTGAGACAGAAGTATCTGCTCAATACAAAGTAGCACAACTTTTCCGTGAAATTGCTGTACAATCAGGTGCAACTGTACTACCTTTCGCACCAGAGCCAGGTTTAGCGACCTTCTCAGCTGCAGGTATTAGTGCTTCTTCAAATATGTTGACAGACAACTCAGACAACAACTACACAGTTCAAGAAAGAATCTTGAACGCAAAGAGAGTAATCGCAGGTACTTACATTGGTGCTGACACTGATGAGCAAGTAATTGTATCATTACTCCCAATGCTTACTGAAAGATTAGCAGTTGCTCACGCAAGAGCAATTGATTCTGCTATCTTAATCGGTAACTCTTCAATTGCAGGTCTTGTTGGTGGTGCTGGAACAGACGGTGCAGGTTCATTCCTTGCTGCTGATTCAACCACTGTAACAGACAAAGACTCTCACCAAACTGGAGTCCATTTTGAAGTAACATCAGCAGATGTTCTTAGTATGCGTCAAGAAATGGGTAAGTATGGAATGGATCCAGCACAACTTGCATTGATTCTACCATATGACAGATACTACAACTTGATGGATGATGCAGGCTTTGCAGATATCTCAGAGGTCGGAAACGACGCAGCTGCTGGACGAGGTGTAAACCCACGTGTAACAGGTACTTTGGGATATGTATACGGTGTACCCGTAATTGCATCTGAGTTCCTTGCAAATGTTGCAGCTGACGATAATAGCGTTACATCAACTGCCGCATTACTTGTAAACACTGCTAACTTTGTAATTCCACGTCTACGTGGCGTAAGCATACAGAGTGACACAGAGATTGCAAACCAGAGAACTGCTCTAGTTGCTTCACAATCTTTAGGATTTGAGCAATTAGCAGCTAATGCAGCTGGTGCACAAACTGCTGTAAGAATCGAGTATGATGGATCAACTTCATAATATTTGATTACAATTTACTTGGGGGAGGGAAACCTCCCCACAAGTTTTTACTAATGGACTTATAATATGGCTGATTTAATAACTTTAGACGATTACAAAGATGCTGAGAGTATAACTTCTACAAAAGAAGATACACGACTCACATCCCTTATAGGCTCTGTGAGTCAATTAGTAAAAACTTATTGTGGAAACTCAATAATTGATTTTTATTCAACAAATAAAACAGAAACATTTAATATTGATTATGAAACATATTTAGTACAGCTTACCGAAAGTCCTATAGTTTCTATTGTAAGTGTAGAAATAAGAGGAACTTATCGAGAGGCATACACTACACTGACTACTGGTGCATATGAATACTACTTAGACAGTGAAACGGATACTATTATTCGTACAAATGAAGGAAACACATACAAGTATTGGCCTAGAGGTCCAGGCGCAGTACGAGTGGTATACAAGGCAGGATATGCAGCAACTCCTGCAGATTTAAAGTTAGCAATTATTGATTTGATTCGATACTATCACAAAGATGAATACAAAGTAAGGCAAACAATTGCAGGAGCAAGTATTCAAAATAGTGCGTCTACCAGTCAAAGAGATAATGTAGGATTTCCAGATCATATAAAAAGAGTTCTGGATTTATATAAGACTTACTAATGAGTAGACCAAAGTTAAAAAGTTTTTTAGAAAAATTAAGAAAAGAATTACGAAAAAATGCAAAATTTAGAGAAAATGATGCTGATACTGCACAAAATACTTTTTACTTTTCTCCTCGTGAATTAAGGGAAGCTTTATTATTTGAATTTAAGTTTAGAAAAATAGAACATTTATTAGCAGAAGGAACACCCTTAAATACTTGGTTGACAACACGTACAAATACAATGTTAACCACACTTAGAGAGCGATATAAAAAAGGTTTGTCAGGAAGAGATACACTAGGAATAACAGGAAATCAATACTTTTTTAAAGTAGTTTTGCAAACAGAAATTAATCCTACAAAAAATAAAGCTTTTAATAATTTTACCGCACTAAGAACTAAGTATAAAGAGGAAATGGATAGTCTTGCACAAGATCTTGCTAAAAAAGTATCTGATTTAGGTGAAAAGTTATTAAAAACAAAAAATAAAAATGCAAGATATAAAGATGGAAAACGTATTCAAGGTTTTAATCCTGCAAATAATGAAAGAGTAATGGCTACAACGGAAGTTGATAGAGGAAGTGATCTTGTAGAAGCTGGACATGATGAAGGTTTTGAAATTTTAGAATCAAAAATACAAGATGCTATGAATAAAGCTTTTAATGAGGAATACCCAAGAAGGGTTGACCGAAAGATATTAGATGCTGATTTAAAAAAATTAGGTATTGATTTAGAAATAGAAAGAGATGATAAATCAGGAACATACCAATTTAGAATGCAATCAACTGTTGATAATCAACAAAAAGGTTTTTTATCTGCCCAAGAAAGACAAGACTTTGATGCTCAACTGCTTGAGGCAATAAATAAGTTAGATAACGATGAAAGTATTTTAAAGTTGCAAGGCTCTTCATCAATGCTTGAAATAAAAAGTGATGAAACTGTATTAAGAGCTATAAAACCTTTTGAAAAAATAAAAGGTATAAAAGTTACAAAACCAAGTAAACCGAAAAAAAGAAAAAGTAAAGCAACAGAAAAAGGAAAAACTAAATCAAAGAAAGTAACACAACCGACTCTAAATATAGCTGTAGGTGCAGTCAGACTTAACAAAGTAAGAAGGTCTAGACAAAGAACTTCACAAAGTTCACCTGCATCAGAAATGTTGAGACTTATAGGAGTTTTAAATCAAAGACTTCCAAAGAAAGTTAGAGATAATATGCAAGAGCCTGCACTTCAAAATAGAACTGGAAGATTTGCAGAAAGCGTAAAAGTTACAGAAGTACAAAGAACTCCTCAAGGGTTTCCAAGCGTGGGATATACTTATCAAAAGAGACCTTATGAGAGATTTGAAGTAGGAAGAGGGCAAGCGCCTTGGGCAACACCAGAACGAGATCCTAGAAAGCTAATTGATAGGTCTATTCGAGAGATAGCAGCAGAGTTAGCAAT